ATGGTGCTGTAACTTGCCAAAGAGATCTTAAACTGATTCTCTTAAGCATAATCTCCGATCTTCAAACGGGTGGTACTAATAGCACTATTCAAGCAATTGAATTGTATCTGAATGCAAACCTCACTATCAATCATATTGAGAATGAGTTACTTGCTACCATTTACTCTATTGAATTACTCAAGACATTTGCTGAGAGAGCAGTACAGAATCTTCTGTATGATCAATTTGCTGCTGTAACTGGTAATCAGTATGCGGCACAATTCACATCACAGACCGCATACCGTGATGCTCTGTCACCCACAGCAATTAATAATGTTATCTACAGAATCAGAGATCTAGTTGATACCTCTGTTTCTATCCTTGCCCCTGGTAAAGATGAAGCAAGAAGTGCTGCTAAGAATCTTCTGTATAACAAGAATTACTATAAGGAAGAGATTTCTACACAGGCAATCGCACAGTTTGGTAGTGGATCATGGTCTTATGACACCTTCGTTGAAGGTCTTGTTGATGACATCGTACATGATTTGATCACTACTGATGTTGATACCAGTGTAACTGCATATACGATTACTCTCAGCGCTTCTACTGGTGCTTTCGTGGTCGGTGAAACTGTTACATCTAGCGGTGGTGGAACTGCAACTGTTCTTGACTGGGATACTGATACCGATACTTTATATGTCGGTGCATTTACTGGCACTGCATGGGCAGCAGCAGATACTCTGACTGCTCCTTCTACTGCAACAGGAACTATCGCTACTAGTGGCGTAAGTTCTGTGTATGATTGGTATTCTTCTCCAGCAAACGTTAAGATTCTTGCTAAGGCAAGAACACTTACATCTAATATCTCAGGTCAAGTTTCTGGTACTAACCTCTTCACTAATCCTGAGGCATTTGCTGCTAACTGGCAGTTGAATGATCTTGGTGGTGTTGATTCTCTTCTGATTACAGATGATAGCATTGCTGCTCCTGACGCTACAGTTACTGCAGAGAAATTCTTCGCAGCAAACTCAAATGGTGGTGTTCATGACACGTTCAGAGATTACAGTCTGACTGCATTTGAAACGTTCGACTCAGGTGCAGTTAAATTTGACACTGATGGTGAAACTTTCGACACGGGTGCGGTTGGAATTGATGCTACTCAGACATTTACATTCTCAGTATTCTTCAAGTCTGCTGGATCTAATTCCCTCAGATATAAGATTACTCTTGATCCTGGAACTGCTTCTGAGCAGAACATCTTCTTCGATCTCAATCTCAACGCTGGAACCACAGGATCTCTGTTTATCCCTCAGGGTGGTATGACAGGCGATGCATTTGGTGCTGTTCCTTATGGTGATGGTTGGTACAGAGCATACATCACGACAACCTTCGGATTTGGTTTCTCTACACTCAGAGGATCAGTCATTGTTAACTCTGCTACTGGTGCAACTAGTTGGACTGGTGATGGAAGCGTTGGTGCATACTTATGGGGTGCTAAACTCAATAAGGGTCCTCTTGATCCATACACTGCAGTCAGTGGAGAAATCTTCTACGCTGATACTGAGTACAACATCAAAAATTATGCAATCGATCTCTTAGAAGGATTTATGGGTCAGGCACTGGATGACACCTTGACTTCTCCTTCTACCTCTGCTGGATTCTATAAATTCTATGATTCTACAGCAGCGTCTGATTACAATAAGGCAACTATTCAAAGATCTATTCGTTATGCACTGAATATTATTCGTCAGCAATTAACCGTTGATAGTTACTACACAACTCTTGTTCAGGTCAATGGTATTTCCTTGGTCGCTAAGACATATGGAACTAGAGATATTCCTGTTGGAATTTCTGGTGGTCTGCAAGGTTCTGATTATATTTACGGTCTTAACAGTGACTCTTACGCTGAATTGGAAGGAATTACTGTCAATGAAGCACAGATCGTTCAAGTCTATAAGAGATTTAGAATTGATGGTACTATCACCGATGGTCCTTTTACAATGGGTGAGGTTGTTGCCAAACAAGGCGCACCTTCCATCACTGGAGTTGTCTATGGATTCTTTGAAGATGCAAATTATAAGTATCTAGATGTTCGTGTTACCGCTGGTCCTTGGGCAGTTACAGATACTCTCGTAGGTGCAACAAACTCAACAACTGCACAAATTAGTGCAGAAGAAGATAGACTGCATGTAATTGATCTGAGAGGCGACTTTGCCAACAATATTCCATTCAAGGGATATACCAGTGGCAATTCTGCACTACCTACAGGATTCCTTAAGACACAAGCTGCTGTAACCAGCAATTCTGGTGGTACTCTGACAGTAGATACTGAAAGTTTAATTGGCAGTTTTGAAAAGACTTCTGTGGTTTATCCTGAGTCCTCTAGACAATATCTGGATGTTTCACAATATGCTGGTCTCGATGTTCAGGTTGGTCAACGAATTGCATCTGAGGGATATATCAGACTTGGAATTGGTATTGTTAGTGGATTGAATACATTCGTAGAAGGTAATAGACTTTACAAGGTTGTTAACGGCAATCAAGATACTGCTAACTACGCTATTATTACTGAAGTTGATCTTGATAACAACTATCTCTATGTTAGTCAGGTTGTAGGCACATTTACTAACGGTGATTTAGTTGGTGATTATGGTGTTGGTAACAACTTCCCTGTTGGTTACGCATCGATTAGCACTAAGGTTACAACTGCTGGCGCTGCTGCTGCTCTTGTACAGGATATTCGTCCAGTGGGTCTTAACAGAAGAATCTACCTGAGTGATATTCGTGGAGCATTCGATCTTAAAGATTCTATCAAAGGTCTTGATGGATATCGTGCAGCAGTTATTGATAAGGTTGATTTGAAGGCAAGAACAAAACGTGCTTTCAAAGGATTTGATGGTACTCAAACCAACTTTAAACTTACTACTGATAATGGCGTACAGTATCTTCCTGATCCTGCAGGTCATCTATTAACCTTTATCAATGGTGTTCTACAACCTCCTGGTGCAACGAATGCATTCACAGCATTCTCGGATGAAATTCAATTCACCGAAGCACCTGATCCTGGTGCATCCTTCACTGGATTCTATGTTGGTAAGTTGAGACAGTTGGATGATATCTCGTTTGAGTTTGATTCCTTACGTCAGTCTTTCAACCTCAAGCGTAATGATGTATTCTATTCACTGACATTGACTGATGGTGTTCAATCGAGCGTTATTAGACCTGAAAACAATATCATTGTTTCCATTAACGGTGTTCTCCAAGAACCTGGTGTTGGTTTTGAAATTGTTGGTTCTAGAATTATCTTCTCAGAAATCCCTCGTGTTGGATCGACCTTTGTCGCATTCTCCTACGTTGGTTCTGAAGCAGACGTTGAAGCAGCATCTGTCGTTCCTCCAATTGAATCGGGTGACTTCATCCAAATTCAAGGTGAGACAACTGACAGAGAAGTTGCTCTGATTGAATCTTCAAACTCCCTAATCACATTTGATTATCTGGGATCTGTCTTTGGACAAGATGGGCAAGCGTCCGCTGTTCTGACAAGTGGATTCATTGACAGGGTGCAGGTTACTGCTGGCGGTTCTAACTATACATCTAGACCTACTGTGAGACTTGACTCTATTTCTGGATTCGATGGTCAAGTACGCGCACTGGTAGGTGTTGCAGGTGTTGAAATGAGTAGTTCGGGTTCTGGTTATCAAAACCCAGAAATCATTATCGAGACATCTGTTCCCGATGATTGGACTGCACCAGATCTTTCCCTATATGGTGAAGAGGTTATCGATCCAGAGATCCTATAAATAACTAAAAATTCCTACGAGTAATGGCTAAACAAACACTCGGTCTTGGAACCACTGCCAACGATAACACAGGTGATACTCTGCGAATCGGTGGTGACAAGATCAATGATAACTTCAATGAAGTATATGCTGCATTAGGAAATGGCACTAACTTAACGGTTAGTGTTACCAATCCTGCTGTAGGGCAAGTCTTAAGGTATAACGGAACGACGTTTTTACCTTCTGACTTTACAAACCTTACTGCCAACTTAGATGTTAATGGTAGCAATATCGTTTCTTCTTCCAACGGAAATATCGCCATTACTCCTAATGGAACTGGAAACGTTACTGTTAGTAACGGTAGTATTGTTAATACATTTAACGGTTCTACAGGTGTTGTAGATTTTCCTACAAAAGTTCAATATAAAAATGAATATAGTGCTTTAGGTAATGCTCCTGCAGCAGCAAGTTATGCTGGGTATTTCTTCACAGTTGATGGTGATGATAACCCATATGTTAACATTAATATCACCGCAGGTGGTGCTGGTGATGTACAAGCAAAATTAATTACTCAGTATTCCAGTATTGATCTTCTCGTAGATGTAGATACTACAACTGCAGCACCAACTACCGATCAAGTTCTTGCTTGGAACGGCACTAATTGGATTCCTGCAGATCAGACAGGTGGAGGCGGTGGTGGAGCAGATCAAAATCTGTTTGCTACATTCTCTGGTGATACTGGTAGTACTACAGCAAATACTACTACTGATAGTCTCACAGTTACTGGTGGTACAAACATTGCAACTGCTGTAGTTGGTGACGTTCTAACAATTAATTTTGATGGAACTATTCCTACAACTTTAGCTGCTCTGACAGATACCAATGTAACTGGTATCACTCAAGGTGATTCGTTGTTCTACAACGGAACTCAGTGGGCAGTTGTTAAGAGTCCTATTACTTGGTGGGAACTCAACTCTAATGGATCAAACCATTACACATTTAGTGGTCCTGGTTTCCCAACAACACAAGATGATCCCACAATCTATGTTCATAGAGGGTTCACTTACGCATTTGATAACTCTGTTAATGGTGGAGCACACCCATTCAGAATTCAATCAACTCAAGGTTTAAGTGGAAGCGCATACACCACGGGTCAAACTGGTAGTGGAACTAGCGTTCTTTACTGGAATGTTCCTATGGATGCTCCTAACACACTTTATTATCAATGCACTATTCATTCTTTAATGAATGGTACTATTAACGTTGTAAATTGATAAATGGCAAGAACTGTTCCTGGATCTGGTGCCGTCATCGAACCAATCTTTGACGAGATTTTCGGTGTTCGCGCAGTAAGAGTAAAAAGTGGTGGTAGTGGGTATAGTCCTTCGGATCCGCCAAGACTAACTATTGATGGGTGTGGCACACCCGATCAAGAAGCATTGTTATATCCAATCATCGATGATGATTCGGGTAGGATTATTCACGTCCGTGTTCTTGAAAGAGGTCGTGGGTATGATCCTCTAAGACTTCAAATTATTCCAGAACAGGAAACACCGAACGTTATAACTTCGTTCGATATTAATAAAATCTGGCAAACACATCCTAACTCTCCAACTAGTGGTGTGTTTAGTGGTGTTACTGATAGATTGACAATTCAATCTGATAATCATCCTAAACCAACCTGGACTGAAGCAGAAGCAGCACCTGGAGGTGGTTCGCTTGTAGATAGATCGTTTGATCAAACATTTGTATATCGTGGTGGTAAGGATGTTCCTAATCCTGGAGAGCGAGAAGAGCAGAAAGATAAAGTAATTGGTATTTTAGCGAACGGTGGTTTACTTCATACTCCAGAATGGGGTACTGATGGTGGAACACCTGCTGGGTTCTCTATTGATACGGTAAAATATGATTATGTTAAGAGCACTGATGTATATGATTCAATAACTGAGAATAATGTTCGTTATTATCAAACCAATAAGGTAATTAATGAATTTGATTTAGATAACGGTGTATTTGATTGGGGTAATTTTGAACAATATACTTGGAATGTAAAAGTTGAGTATGGAAACATCATGCTCACAGTCTCCAATGTTGATGAAACATTAGGCGCTGTTGAAGTTGGTCGTATTGTTGATGAAGTTGGTGGTATTGCTAAAGGAGAAATTGCAAAAGTCTCTAGAGATAATTTAAACAATATCACTAGAATTTATCTCAGAAGTGTATCTACTGGAGCAACTTTTTCTAATGGTGATGTTTGTTTAGGATCTAATGGATTTTCATTCACTGTCTCAGATGACCCTAGATCTTTAAATGTATATTATATTGATTTTGGGCAATACGCTGAAAAATTTGGACCATTTACACCTGGTGTATATTATCTGGCACCTCAAAATATACAAGTTAAAAGAAATTATTTAATTGTTTGGAATCAGACGGACTCGTCTAATCAGCAGGGTGCAGGACATCCATTACGTTTGAGTACCACAGCAGATGGTACATTGGATGGTGGAACTTTATATTATAAGAGCACGGGTCTTTTACAGGGACCTGCAGCAGATTATGAAAATCAATATCAAATGATATTCATGATGAATGCTGATGAATCATCTCAGATTTATTATCATTGTGCTTATCACAGATATATGTCTGGATATGAGGGTGATGAAGGATATATAAGTCTCGATCCTGTAGTTGAAGACGTTGCACCTACAAATAACTATTACAGTAGTGATTTTTATCAATCAGATATTAATGATCTTAATACTATTGATAGATCCCGACATGTAGATGGACACTCAAAAGTTTTGGGTATGTCCTTCGATGGATATCCCATTTATGGTCCTTATGGATATAATGTTAGTGGTGCTGTTGCAAGAGAAGTTTCTTCTTACAGATTGAGAACTACTACTGAACTTCCTGGTGCTAGAGTAACTATTGGTGTTAGTACAGCAGGAACAGTTACTTATGCCTTAACAGTAGCAAATAATCAATATCAATTTGATGGATCTCGTCCTGCCTTCCTAAATCTAGAAAGAGGTAAGACGTATATCTTCAATCTGGATAATGCCACAAATGATGCTGATACATTCTTGTTAACAACAACGGATGATTCTTGGCATGCTACAGGAAATTCCGCCAATATTGGTGATACAAGTTATGTTTATAATGACGGTGTAACATATTACATTGATGGTGGGATAGTAAGTTATACTACATATCTTTCACAGTTTGCACTTGCAACTACAAGAGAATTGAGAATTACTGTTCGTGCAGATGCACCTAGAGCATTGTATTCATTCTCATATGCAAATTCTGGTAGAGGAATTAGAAGTGTTCAAGATGCATATATTCTTGGTGATTTAACTGAGGATTATATCTACGATTCTTCTGTAGGAACTTTGGATGAATTTAACGGTAAGTTTACTCCAACTCCTGAGTATCCGAACGGAACATATGCTTACTTCATGACTGAAGATAGTGGTGGTAATCCTGTCTATCCATATGCTATTGGTCCTAAGTTTTATAGTGTTCCTCTCTTTGAGGGAGATTCTGTACCTACATTAGTAGATCAATTCCCTTCAGGTGCTCAGGGTGAAGTTGTTCTGAATCCTGATGTTCCTGGTCAGGTTGCATATATCAAGATGACCAAAAAGGGTGATGGATTCTTTGGTTCTGCAAAGGCAAGAATTCTTGGTGGTGAAGGATCTGGAGCAACAGGTAGTCCTATTGTTCAGACAATTACTGGTCTATCACTATTAAATTCAGGAAGGCAGTATGCAACTCCACCTACTCTTATCTTTGAAGGTGGTGGAACTGGGCAAGGTGCTCAAGGTGCAGCAGAAGTAGATACTACAGGTGAAGTTTCCAGTGTTAATATCGTAAATCCTGGTGAATTCTATCAAGAACCTCCTTTTGTTCTATTCACTGGTGGTGGCGGTATTGGTGCTAAAGGTGAAGCAATAATTAGTCAGGGTGCTATTACAGGAGTCAATGTTACCGAACCTGGTAAAGGATATACATCACAACCAAATATCATCTTCACTAAATTAGTGAATCTGAAGAGGAAGACTCGTTCTCGTCAAGCATTCAATTCTTCAAATATCTATTTGACTGGATTGACAAAGAATGTTACTGCATCAGATGATACAATTTATGTTGATTCTACAGATGCATATCCTGGATCGGGATCATTTATTCTTAATGCTGAAACAGTTTCATACACTTCTAAAGCAGCAGGTAAATTTACTGGTCTGACTAGAGGTATCAACTTTAATTACGATCAAAGAGTAATTCTTGATGCTGGACAAGAGTATAATTTCAGTGTTGGTGATAGAGTTATTAGAAAAGTTGAGAGTGAGAATAATAAAGTTGCAAAGGTTTATGATTTCAACCCAACAACCAGAGAACTCTTGGTCGTATTTGAGGTTGATGAACTAGCATTTATCGATGGTGGTCTTCCTTCTACCGAAGATGCTATTGTACAATTTGATGCTGGTGTAGCATCTAGTGCTCCTTCTGGATTCCAACCCCACGTTGTTCTGACTTCTGTGGGTGATAGTATTTCACTTCTTACAGAACCTGTTTCTGTTTTACAGGATAGAAGATTTGAAGATGATGATGAGAATAATGGAGCGGGTGATGGTATCGCAGATTTGGTAAATACTGGAACTGATTATATTAACCAAATTAGTTTGGATGGTGGCATCTATAGTTCTCTTTATGGTATTGAAGAGACACAAGGTGGTACGAACACAACATTATTCCAAGTTGGTGATCAAGTTAAAGACGCAAGCATTCCATTCAAATATGCTGGAATTGCTACAGCAGGCGGTCTGAGTGAAGGTGTTGAGCATACTGCTGTTCTAAATATCTACTTAGATGGTAATTTTGGCAATGGTCAAAATTACAGTGTGAATGAAGTTGTTACTGGTGATGTTTCTGGTGTTCAAGCTACGGTGGTATCTTGGGATACTACAAATGCCGTGCTTCAAGTACAAAGCATCGTTCCATTTAACACAGGTAATATTAATATCGGTATTGCAGGATATTTGTACGAATTCTCTCAAAATGGTACGATCGTAGATTTCTACGTTCAAAATGCTGGTACAAACTATACAGGAACACCAACAGTCGCTGTAGAAAATGTCGGAGACATTCAAGCAACAGGAACTGTTAACATGACAACTGCGGGTGACCAGGTTGCATCAATCACCATTTCAAATGGTGGTTATGGTATCCAACAAACTGTTGATGGTACTTACAACCTACACCCAACCGTTACCTTTACCAATGCAGGCGGTGATAGCACTGGTGCAAACGCTGCAGCATATGCAATTCTTGGTGGGGAGAAACTGAATGGTAACGGGGGAGCATCCTATAGAATCAAACGAATTGAATATGCGACAATTGTTCGTTCGTAACCCACATAAATAAACAGGAGGACAACAGTACCTACACGAAATGGCAGCACTACTTACTGATCAATTTAGAATTTTTTCAGCGAAAAAGTTCATCAAAGCACTGGAAGGTCCTGACGCAACTCAGAGTGATTCTGCGGCAGGTGCTAATCGTGATCGATTATATCTTTTCATTGGAAGACCCCAGTCTTGGGATAATGAAAACTCGCCTCCTCAGGCAGTTGATTCATTCGGAGAATTCTCCGATTCCTATGATGACATGATCTCATTGAAGAGGGTTCTTGCTGCGGATACCGTTCAGGTTGTTCGTCGTATTGACTGGGTTTCTCCAGAAGAAACCACTGGTGGATTGGGTTTCACTTATGACATGTATCGTCATGATTATTCCCCATCAAAAACTGCTGCCTCTGGTGCTACCAAATTATATGACTCCGATTTCTATGTTGTAAATTCACAATATCAAGTATATAAGTGCATTTATAACGGAACTTCACCGTCTGATCCTAATGGAAAACCCTCTACTGTAGAACCTACAGGAACTTCCACATCTATCATTACTACTGGTGATGGATATCGTTGGAAGTATATGTACACTATCCCAGTTGCTTCGGTTCTTAAGTTTTTCTCCAACGATTACATGCCCGTCTTTACCAATGACGCGGTAAAAACAAATGCAGTTGCTGGTGAGATTGACACTGTTGTAATTAATTCAGCAGGTTCTGGATATAATAACGGTACATATGATAACGTTGCTATCAATGGTGATGGTACTGGTGGTCGTGTTTCTATCGTTGTAGATGGTGGTAAGATTATCTCTGCTACTGTTACATCTGGTGGTACTGGTTATACCTTCGGTAAAATTAGTGTAGATAGTATTACTGGTATTGGTACTGGTTCTGGTGGTCAAGTTGATGTCATCATTCCACCTCCAGGTGGTCATGGTGCAGACGCTGTTACTGAGATTGGCGCTTTTCGTGTCATGATCAACGCTAAACTCTCCTATGATGAGGGTGCGGGCGACTTCCCAATTGATAATGACTATCGTCGTATTGGTCTTATTACCAATCCATTAAAGTTTGGCACATCAGAATTGATTTCTGACTTGACAGTTTCTGCTACTAAGGCAGTTATTTTCTCGCCAACTTTCCAAGGTAATTATGTTCCTGATGAAATTATCACTCAAACTAGAGTTGTTGGTGGTACGAACGTTACTGCTCGTGCGAGAGTTATCTCGTGGAACCCCACCACAAAAGTCTTAAAGTATTATCAAAATGCTACTGACGGTATCTTCCCTGAAGTTACTGGTACTCAGAATGAATTTGATGGTTCCAATGTTATTAATGGTGCAACATCTGGTGCTGCTGGTCAGCCTGATGTTAACTTTCCAGCAGTTCCTAATTCTTCTTCTAGGACTATTAATAATACCGAGTATGACTTGGGTATGAGATTCAATAACGGTTATGCAAAACCCGAAGTTGCGTCAAACAGCGGTGACGTTGTTTATATAGATAATAGAAGATCAATTAGTCGTGCAAACGACCAGGTAGAAGATATTAAAATCGTCATCGAATTCTAATGGCACAAAATACCAATTTAAACGTCACACCTTATTATGACGACTTCGATAAGGACAAAAACTTTTATCGAGTGTTGTTTAGACCTGGATTCCCCATTCAGGCAAGAGAACTTACTACGATGCAGAGTATTCTGCAGAATCAGGTAGAGTCTGTTGGAACGCATCTGTTCAAAGATGGTGCGATGGTTATTCCTGGTCAGGTGGGTTATGACCTGAATGTGCAAGCAATTTTACTACAAGAGTCTTTCCTTGGTAGTGATGTCGAAACGTACAGAGCTCAATTAGAAGGATCTATTATTGAGGGTCTGACAACTGGCGTCAAGGCGAAAGTTCTTTATAGTATCTCTGCTTCAACTTCAGAGCGTGGTTATATTACATTATATGTTAAGTATATTGACTCAGGTGACACCACTTCAGAGTCAGCATTAAATACATTCCAAATCAACGAACAGTTGATTGCAGATAAAGAAATTACATTTGGATCGACTCTTATTGAGATCGGTACTCCCTTTGCTCAGTTGCTTCCTGTTAATGCAACTGCAGTTGGTTCTACTGCATACATCAGTGATGGTGTCTATTATATTAGAGGACACTTTGTAAATGTTCCTTCAAACTATCTGATTCTTAATCAGTACAGCAGTAATCCTTCTTACAGAGTTGGTTTAGAGGTTCTGGAGTCTATTGTTACTCCTGAAGATGATGAATCTCTGAATGATAATGCTGCAGGAACATCAAACTATTCTGCTCCTGGTGGTCATAGATTTAAAATCAGTACTCAATTTGTTAAGAGACTGATTACTGATGAAGCGGATAAAGACTTCATCGAACTGCTTAGAATTAATAACAGCAGAATTGAAAACTTTGTTGAAAGAACTGAGTATAGTGAACTTGAGAGATCTCTTGCTCGTAGAACTTTTGAAGAATCTGGTGACTATGTTATCGATACATTCGATATCAGTGCTCGTGAGCATTTGAATGATGGATTCAACGCAGGTGTATATGCTTCGGGAGAAACTTCTGCAGATGGCAATCTTGCTCAAGAAGGTAAACTTGCCCTAGAGGTTTCACCTGGTAAGGCATACGTTAGAGGGTATAGAACTGAATTTATTACACCTCAGTATGTTGACACCGACAAACCTAGAGATTTTGAAAGCAGACAGAATGCTATCATCAACTTCAACCTAGGAAACTTTGTTAAAATTTATGATGTATATGGTTGGCCAGAAATTTCTGGTGATGGTGTAACAGATGCATACCAGACCTTAAATCTATATGATGACTGGGCACCAAATGCAACCAGTTCTGTAAAGTCTGGCGCTAATAGAATTGGTAGATGTAGAACTGTTCAGTTACAGAAGTCTTCTACTGCTCTTGCTGCAACGTCACCGTTTGGAATCAATCCTACGGTTACTGGTGGTGTTTATGATCTTTGGATTTATGATGTTCAGATGTTCACTGTCTTGAACATTGCAAATGCTGTAACGCCATACTTAGTAGGTACTAGAATTGTAGGTAAGACATCTGGTGCTGCTGGTTATATTGCAGATACTGGTGTTAATAGTCACTATGTGTATATTGAGCAAGTAAATGGTGTGTTCTCCAATGGAGAAATCCTTGAAGTTAATGGTAGAGATGTTGGCACATTAGAAGCAGCATGGTCATATCAATTAAGTGACACTAGATCTTGTTTTGGTGAAGATGGTTCTTCCGCTATTAGATTTGGTGCAAACTGGATTCTTAACGACTCTAGACCTATTGAATCATCAGCTATCGAAGTTGATCAGGCATCAGATGATGAAATCACAGGTTTCCGTACTAGATTTGAGAAAGATCTCAGACCTGGTGATGTTGTAACACCTACACTCTCTACTTTTGAGGGTGCTAATAC